ACTTGTCAAGCTGACAAAAACTAGAACCTTCTTAGTCGCTTGCTCTATTAATTCTTTTAAAGCGAGCAACCGGGGGCTCGAATCGATGGCATGCGCGCCGTGACTATGATCGTAAATGGCGCCCTGAACGATCTGTAATGCCTTAGTGCGCACCGCCGCCTCGTTAGCTGGCGTAATGCCTTGGCCGTTGATCTGCACATGCAACCTATTCTTAAGGTCACTCAATAGCTCGTGCTGTTCCTTGGTCAGGTCGATATGACGTTGCTGCACCGTGCAGGGCGGGCCGTCCCAAATCTCCTCGATAGCGAAGCGGATCGCAGGCTGCAGCAGCTTGGCCGCCGCTTCATAGGAGCCACGTGCTGGCACCCATTTGAATTGCGACAGCTGCACCATGGTACGACGATGGAACGAGGTGTACGATTCGCCGTAGGCATCATTTACAAGACGCGCCAGTCCATAAGCGTCGGTAGGTGCATTAGGAGTGGGGGTACCGGTGAGCAACCAAAGATACGGCATTCGCGTGGGGTGATACAGAACGCTTGCGACGCGATGGCGTCCAGTTCTTCGATCCCGATAAACTGATGCTTCGTCGATGATCGCGATCTTAATATCAGTCCGCTTATACAAGTCGGATGAGAGTCCCTGAAGATCAAAACGACGTCGGAGCTTGGCGCCGACTTTAAGACCATCGGGATTAATAACGTAGAAATCAGCAGGCTCCGCCAGTTGCTCACGTCGTTTCTCCGCATCCCCATGGTGAATGATCTTGAACGAACGGCGATTGATGAAATTGCTGAACAGCGCATCGGCCCATACCCGTTGCAAGGTATTGAGCGGCGCATTGATCAAGCAGCGGCACTCGCCTTGTGGATATTGCTGCATGATGAAATCAGCGGCCCATAGAGCGGCCAAGGTTTTCATCGTGCCCATGTCCGAAAGATTGAAGCTCCTGGCATGCAGCACCAGGAAATTAGACATTAACTTTTGCGCTTGAGTCGGATGGTCAATATCAGGTCCGTGTGGCCAGTCGTAGGCGTCCATGACTGGCGCCACAGGAAAATTAAGCCATCGTAGTAATTGAGAGTTATGGAGAGTACGCGGAACAACAAGATATTGACCGTTGACTGTACGCGCATCTTTAATAACGCGCATTGCCTCGATATGCTTATCATAGCCTCGATACACCAGATGATTTTGATATTGGTAGAATTCAGGCTGCATGTTTTTCAATCGAATAGGTTGAACCAGGGCCGCCCGTGCCTTTGATCTGGATACCGTTCGGGCGTAGCCAACGTTCATTCATTTGCTTGATGTGAACCGAGATAACGTTATCCCATAACGGCCCGCCATCACGACGATCCCAATAGACTTTGTCCATGAGTTGACGACGGGTGATCGATCTATGCAGCCGAATAGCGTCATAGATGCGCTGTTTGACTTCCGGCATATGGATTTTTGGCGGAACCATCAGCCCGCAGCAGGAACAGATTTTAATATCCATGATGCGATTCCTTTGACAATTTCCTCGCCCGTCCCCGTAAATACCGACCCGCCGCTTGCATAGATGCGATTAAGTGTATCGCGTTGCCTAACTGTGAACGATGCTGGTTGATAGCCTTCTCGCTTGACTTCGATGCCAATGAAGCGGCCATTAATACAAGCAAGGCAGTCGATGGTCGCCGCGCCGTAGCCAGTTTGAACCGGCCAAAACTGATAAGCACCAATCTGCGATAGATATTTTTTAACCAGAGATTTCTCATAGCCTTCCGGCGTCACTGTCTTGTTTCCGTTCCAGGTACGGTCGGCATGCCGAACTCGACTTCTGTCGCCATCGACAGATCCATGATCGCCTTGATCAACGGCAGCGGGATATACAACGAATCGGTCAGCACCATGCCGATCGAACGCACGCCGTGAACAAAACTAGGTAAATTAAAGTCGGGCGGCTTATGAAAGTTAACCCAGCTGCCATCTGTGAATAGGATTTTGATTTGCTGATCAGCCATAACATTTACCATAATGACAAAGATGGCAAAGTCAAGGAGTCTTATTATATTCACACTGCTTGACAGGACAGAATTTGCACATTGGTCCTTCACGCTTGGGCCAATGGTGAATTGCAGCATTCGCTCGAATGGTATGTATCATCGAGTCGATCTCAGCCCAGGTGCGCTCGACGTCGCTTAAATCGTGCCTGACGCCTAGCTTGCCCTGTGGGCCTTGGCCAAGCCAGACATACCAGCCCCAGATATGGCGCACCTCAGGATTGCGCGCCTGCGCAAATACGGCATTGACGCGCAGTTCGAAATCGTCTTCGCGAACCTTGCCGGTTTTCCAATCAAAGATACGGATGGTCGAATCGCCCGGCGTGAGCACGACATCGACTTTGCCGTGCCCATAGCAATCTTCGTCATAGAAACCGCAAGGCGTGCCATCTTCACGAACGCCCAGTCTTACCTCGGTTTCAACGGGTTGACCGGTGAAGGCGTTCGCCCACGGGGCAAACCGGCTGACTTCGCCTTGGAGCGGGCTCCCCGCTGAGATGGCTTTGTCGAGGGCCGCATGGCACGTGTTGCCCCACCTAATCGCCTCGGTGTCCTCATGTTTTGCATCCTTGGTTATGTACTTCGATTGCACTCGGTACGGGCAAATCTGGTAATCGGACAGAAACGAATAGGACCATTTGGGAATCATTCCACCCATGGGTATATGACCTCGACCTCTTGATCGGTTTGTAAACCTAATTTCTGCATGACTCCGGGGCTGAGATCACAGCATCTGCCGGTTTCTGCTGCTGGGCCCCAATCTGCTGGAGATGCGAGTACGTGCTTGCCAGTTTTTCGATTGCGAATAAGCGCAACGTCATTGCCAGCCAAGTCTATCTTGGGAAATTGCTGGTAGTCCCAACGCATGGCCAGATATAACGTGTCAGGGTCGAGGCGTCGGGCGTTCCCGGTGGTTCCTGGCGGTTGCTCGTCAAGGAACAGTTCCGGTTTATCTATCGGGTTCACGCCTTCATTCTCCAGCGCCAACCCTTCGCTTGATGAAACGCCCATATCTTCGGGTCCGCCAAAGCTGCTACATCGCCCAATAGCGCGAATATAATTGGCTGCTACGGCATCATCCGGCACCATGTTGGCTAATGCCTTGCAGACCGCCTCGAACGACTGCTGATACAACTCGACATCGGTAGTCGAATCGACAAAACATACCTCCAGCAAGATTGCAGGAGCATTGGTCTTGTTTAAGAACCAAAGGTCGCTGCGATATTTGCTCCCTCTGTTTATTAGTCCGCTGGCATTGGAGATCGCCAGCGCCACGCGCGACGCCAAATCATCCTGCGTCACAAACAGGCACTCCGTGCCCATGGCCGAAGTAGTGTTCGTGTATGCATTGAAATGAATCGACACATGCAGATCGGCATCGCCGTCAAACTGGGCGTTGTGCCAGTTGGTGATGTTCTTCAAATTTTGTTCCTGAGTGGTCGCCGTATTCTCGTGGAATATGAGCGCTTCAGGAATAAGCTCGCCAAGCCGATCAACCACGCGACGCGCCTGTTCGACCTCGTCGATCAATCCAGACGCGCCACGCACGTACTTGCCGTGCCCGCTTGATATAGCAATCTTCATCTGTACACCGCGATGTAGGCTAAGGCGGCAAGCATCAACACCAGCACAATGTCGTATCTAGTCACGCCGCGTTAGGCTCTTTGTACTTTGGTGGAAGATAATCTTTGATCTGCGTTTCAATCGAGCCTTGAACGTCACCACCCACTTCTTCAAGACTTTTAATCATGCTGTCACGGAACCGGCTGATAAAGTCGGTTGCTTTTTCCAGGTCCAGGATCATCGAAGATAGAACTCGCGATACTTGGCTCATGTGGCCATGAGCCTGATCGAGATGCTCGATCGCTACTTGCATTCTTGGTTTACTTAATAATACGGGATTTTCGCCGTTATTGGACATGATAGGACCTCATTTGTAGAGAGCCTCGATCGCGGCGATTGCCGCGTCGATTTGGTTTCTTTTTGTTATCAAATCGGCCAGCACCAGCTGATGCGGCGGTACGCTAGACTTGACCTCCGATG